AATGTTTTTTTTATGTGGCCCTATTAAAACACCATTGCCGGGCTTTTACAGCGTAGGTGTTGGTGCGTGCTTAGATCATCTGCGCTGGGACTCAGAAAAATTTCATTATGCATTTAAAGAGTTGCAAGACAGAGGTATGCTTTTATTTGATGATGACAATAATGTCATTTGCTTACCTAAATGGGCAAAGTATAACAGACCACCTTCAAATCCTAACGTTATGAAAAGCTGGTTGTCTTTACTCGAAAACATTCCTGATTGCGATTTAAAAACAAATTACATTGAAAGATTATCAGAGGTTGTTAGACATTTAGAACCTTCAATACAAAAGGTGTTTGATAAGTGGGCTGCAATGTATGGTATATCTATAGAAAACGTAGAAGATATGGAGATAGAATACAGTGTCTGATTTTAATAAACCTTATAAAAAAATGACTGACGACGAGAAGCGTGAGTACTCTAAATTTATACAAACAAAGTACATTAACGATTTTGATGGATACTTGCGCGTGTTAAACAAAGGCAGAATTTCTTTGCATAAACGCCAAATAATAGAGTGGGTAGAGGCATTACGCGAGTTTACTCCGGAAGTTATAGATAGCGGCTGGAAACAATTTATACAATTATTAAGACCTAATTTTTTGCCTTCTATTAAAGATGCCATAGATCATTTCAAGATTAAAGAAGCACCAATCAGGAGTAGAGTAGTAAAGGAGCCTGAAATTGAGGTTAGTGAAGAAGATAGGACTGATATAAGAAGGTTGATGCAGTTATGTAAGCAATATTCTGCACTTGGACCTATTGCTTTTCATCGTGAATGTATTAAATTTTACAACGAGATGGCTGACAAGGAAAAAGATATAAACAATAAATCATCATTTAAACAAGCGGTCAGGGAGCACACAAAACTATTGAAAGAAGCAGAGAACACGCCTGAATATAAATCAATACAACGAAAGCGCGAAGATAGTGTGATGGACGCACTTGAAGAAGCTTTTGATACTGACCCTATATATCGAGGCAACAAAAGTCCAATTTAAGGAGGTCTTATGTCTTACTATAATACAAACAATGAAACCGGTAGCACTCTCAAGATTAGCTGGGATAAAACGAGTAAGCAAAAAAAATTAATTTATAGTATTTTTGCTGATGGGAGTGTGTTTGCACCGCATCAAGTAGAGCAAATACTAAAGTCAAGGTACGATGTTAGCTACCCATTGACTTCTGTGCGGCGAGCAATAACAGACTTGACTGCTGAGAATTTTTTAGTAAAAACAGATCTAATGGTTAATGGTAATTATGGTAAAAAAGTACACACTTGGAGGTTAGCGTGACTGGTATATCTACGTTTATTGCAAATATGTTTATTTTAGCTATAGCAGCTGTTTTATGGTTGGTGGCAATAGTAGGTGCTTATGTTGTATTTAAGAAAGTATATGAAGAAATTAGGAGGGTTAGATGAGCAAAGTAGCGTCAGCTACCATTAAATGCACAGAGTCTGAGCTTGTGCTGTTAATTAATAGCCTGGAAATGACCACATCCGCTAAAGTGCCGTGCGTTGAAGGTGGCGAGTGGAAAGCTCCCTACAAAACACTAAAAGCAGATTTGTTAAGCATTAGAAATCAATTGATTGAACATAAAAGACTACAAGTAATTGAAGGAGATATTGATGGGCAGTCAAAATAGCGACGATCATATTTCAGTTTTTGGCGCAATCTCATTATACCGCTACTTGTTATCGGTAGGTAGAATAAAAGAGAACGGCGCGGCTCATAAAAGATTAGGCGTATTAGAAAAAAGATATAAAAATGGTGATAAGTATTTTGCGAAAGTCAATAAATGAAATATTACCGATTATCCATTATTGTAAATGCACCTTTTAAAATTAAAAAAGAGAGGCAGTCATTAACTGCAGCGCCGCAATTTACAATACCCGCAAAAATTGTTTATAGTTATGCAAACTATTGAGACATATCCTAATTTTTGCAAACACGAATCTTGTTTTAAACCGGCAGAATATCAGTTTACAGATTACAAGGACGGAAAAACAATTACATTAGGTTATTCTTGCCAAGAACATTTAGACGAGAATCAAAAAATGTTTAAACAAATAAGCGAGTCAAAAAAAGAAAGAGGAAAAAATGGCATCAGATAAAATATATATCAATATGTGCTGGTTAAGAGAAAAGGTATTCGACGATGGTGGTAGTGTAATTAACTGCGCATTTAAAGTTGATGAGCTACAAGAACACGCTGACGAAAAAGGTTGGGTGAATATGGTGATTAAAAAACGTAGAGAACCGAACGAAAAAGGATACACTCACTATGTACAATTAGACACTTGGAAACCTGACGGCTCACAAATACAAAATACTGAATCAGAGGCTGAGCAATCACAAACAAATGACGATAGCAAATTACCCTGGGACGATTAAACACATTGGCTAAAAGCATAAAAATAACTATTGAGGGCAAACCATTAGCCCAAAAAAGACATAAATTTGGCAGGGGCTTCGTTTACGATCCGTCTAAGAAGGATAAAAAAGACATTATCCCTCTGTTCAGACAACACCTCGGTTCATTTCTAACCTCCGATCCCGTGAGCGTCGCTCTTGCCTTTTATATGCCTATCCCTAAAAGCTACCCTAAAAAGAAGAAAGAGATACTTTCTTTAGAGGGTACACCGCATACCAACAAGCCCGATATAGACAATATGATAAAGCTGTACTTCGATTGTTTTGATTTTGATGATAAGGTTATATACGAAACGAGGGCTCGGAAACTATACTCTCCGAACCCTCGTGTTGAGATTACAATAGATTATTAAACTAATAGCGTATAGGCTATATCAAATAATACCCATATGATAAAAGAGGTCATTATTATCAGCATTACGTAATTAAGTGTTCGCTCCAATCTGTTCATTTGGCTTGTGTCCTTCTTTTATGTGGATATTTATCTTTCCGTTTAAATTATAAAGTGCTTGTTCTAACTCAGTCATTTGACCAATCATTTGCATAAATTGTTTAGATAAACTATTCATTCTGTCATAGACTTCATTAAGCTCTTGTCGTGTCTTATCTGTCATCTCTTTTTCCTTTTCTTTATTTATACGATTCCAATCAACACCTTTTCTTGGAAAAGGTCTTTTAATGTATGCCATTGTTAGGCCCTGTTCTTCATAGTATATAAAGAAAGCCTCATTGGCACAACAACCGTTAAGTTACAAACATCACAACAACGACCTTTATTTACTGGCTCTGCGTTGTTGCCCTTATCCCATACAACTTCATTCGTATCAGGGTGGCGTAAAGGCTCAATTTTACCCTTACAAATGCTACATTTTTTCATACTTTGCTCCTTGTTTTTTTTAGTTTTCTTTTCTTGACCTGATTCGCTGTCCGCCCATTAGACTTTAGCCAATCATTTAATTTTCTTTTGCTTCTTTTAAGATCCTTTGCGGCTCGATTAGGCATTACTCACCTCACTTCCTAACTGCTTTTTTATTTTATGTTTCATTTTATCACTTTCTTTTTTATCAATACCTACAATTATAAAATGGCTATCAAAAAAATCTTGCTCTTCACAATGCTCCTTACACTCAGAGCATATATCGGATAAAATCATATTTGCATCACAGCACTTGCTTCTAGCCATCACTTCACCTCACTTTCTAAAGGCTCAACACTTTCAGTTTCCCATTCTATTTCGCCACACTCTCTATCTTCTATTTGTTTGCAATTTATCCAATTATATGCATCGTCCAAGCTGTCTGCCTCTATAATTATATCGTGGTATATTATTTCTCGTGCTTCTACTTTGTACTTAGCCATCACTCCACCTCACTTTTTTTCAATTCCTCAATTCCCTTTAATTGCTCTAAAACTTCACCATACACAGAATAAATATCCTCATTCAATGTACGACAATGGTCTAGCTCCTTAACCCACTCTACTTTTTCCGCAAACAACTTCGCAAGTAGCCACTCTATTTCTCCAATCTTATCATCGCAATCCTCTACAATCCATCGGGCTACTCTTTCTATATTTTCCTCTAATTCGGGATTATTTACAATTGATTTTACAGCTTCATACATAACATTAAGCCTCGTTATTTAAGTATCCGGCAATCTCGCACCCAGGTTCGTGATAGAACCAAGATACGTTTAGATCGGGATACGCTTTATTGATGTAGTTAAATACGCCTATGGGCGGACACCACGCTGAGTCAAACAATATTTCAATATAATCATCATCTTCAGCAAGAACATCAGCATCTACGTCCCATTTAGTACCCCAAACATCATTTGCCCAATCGTACCAATTCTTATATCCGTATTTCTTGAGGTTTTCCACTTGTTTTTTCTCTAATTCCTTCTGTTCGGGCGTACCTTCTCCAAGCCAACCGGAAGTCGTGTTTTTCAATTCCTCCGGCATCGGAATTAAGTTGTTAAATTTAAACTCTCCGTTTTTAAGTGCTGTCTTTTTGAAAGCATTAACTTTATCTTTATCTCCATATATAGAGATACGATTTTCACACCAATTTGGCATTGTTTGCTCCTTTCTTTTTATGTTTTATAAGCAACAATTCTTGTATTTATTACCCGAACCGCAGTGGCAAGGGCTATTTCTTTTTGGTTTTTTAGTGCCAACCATAGGCTGTAAACACTTATCCATAATAGTTACGCCGTTTAAGTGGTCTATTTCGTGCTGTACGGCGACACACGTTAAATAATCATTAAAGCTAGGCTTACGCTTCCCGAACTCATATACGCCTAATTTAGTCTCAACTTTAATCCAACCATACCTAACGACCTTTTTCTGTTGATTAGGAAAAGACATACAGCCCTCGTGCATAGCTTTAAGTGGGTGTTCTTTTTCTATTATTACCGGATTAATTAATATAATAGGTTTATCTGTTGGCTCGATATGGACAACAGCAACACGCTTATTTAAGCCTATTTGATTACTCGCCATTCCAATACATATTGGCTTATTAGCTTTTATTTCCTTTAAAAGTATATCAGCAATTTTTAAGCCTTTACGCTTGGATACAGACTTGCAAGGGCTGTGTAGCAATTCGTGATCGCTTGGTATTAGTTTGTAATTCGATAGCACATTAGCCTCCTATTAATTACTATTAGCCAACTATTAACCATTAGCTTGTTTAGGGTAAAAAGAAAAAAAGTAAATTTTAAATCAAGTTGCTGCAACTTGTTTGGATCTGTTATTAATAAATATAAATTTTTGGACCTTGCGAGGGTAACGAGGGAAAAAAGAAAAAAAGACAAAAAAATAAAGCCCGTAAACAGGGCAAAACGGCGAGAACATAACAAAAGGCGGTCTAAGGTATGGACGAAAAAACGCCCACCCATAGAGCCGGAGAGAGCCAACTCTAAAAGGTGGGCGGGTGTAGGTGTGGCTTGGTGTTTGATGGTGTACCCTTTACACCAATCTTTTATCGGTCAGCGTTCCAATGGTCGTCGCTTTTTCTTCGGTGTGCCATTTAAAAGAAAGACCAATTGCACGGGTTATTTTTCGCATTGAGGTAAAACCGCAACCACCATCCAAGCCAATTTTATAGGGCTTCGCCTCGCCTCGTCTATAATATGCCGTCATTCCGTACAACTCGCCGTGATTGCTCCAGCGGTGGAGCTTCTTGGCCTTGAGTTGCTTATATTCTCCCGATTGGCTCACGCTGACACGGCGACCGGCTCGGCGGTGCAATTTTAAAAGGCGGTCTTGATATTGTGCCTCGATAAATTGCCCGTACGCCGTGCCCCTCATATCATAATTCCCGCCGGTTGTCTTGCCGACTTTCTGCCCGTCAGCGTATAGGGTGCAGATGTTCCAGCCGTCGCTGTTTTGTGCTCTGCTTGTTGTCCACTTCCAAACAAGCAAAAGCGGATTAAATGCGTGTTTTATAATCATTTTTAAAACTCCTTTTTTGGGTTTTCGTGCCATTCCTCGACGGGTTCGCCGTCCCAGCTCGTCCAATAAATGGCGTTATCGTTCCAAAGTTCCTCAAATTTTACCGTGGTAAACCCGTTTTGATATAAGCACCGCTTCCCGCAATAATACTCAGTGCCGTCGTCTATGCAATAGCCCTCAAACATTCCAGCCCCGCACCGGTCGCACCATCTAGGGGCTGTTTCTTCTGCTTCATATACCAGCCAATCAGCAACGAACACGGACACAACGCCGAGAACATACAAAGAGATAGAAAGCCAAGCAGGAGCGCCGAGGGCTTGACCTGCTACGGGAACGGCGGAACATAGCAACACCGCAAAGACTAGACAGAATAAACGTAATTTCATATTCTTAGCTCCTCTCGGTGTACTTCCTCGAGTATTTCGTCGTGCTTGGTGGTGTCGTCGTATAGCTCACCCAAGCCCCGCCCCGAATAGATAAGAAAGAACCACGCCGGAGGGCATAGGCTGAGGTTGTTATCTTCGGGGGGTGTCGAGGTGCTATCGTCCAGCTTATGTAAATAGCTTTCTTTTTGAAAAGCTATTTCTTTAAGTAGTGAAAGCATAGCAGAAGCACCGGCCACGAGGTCGGCCTCGCTTTCTAGTGCTCCGCTTTCTTTTCGTGCTAGGTAGAGCTCTCTGAGTCGGTGGTCTGCCTTGATGCGTATGGTTGTCTTAATATCCTCGATGGTGTCGCCTTGCTTATCTGCTGGTGTTCCGTCGGGTATTCTAGGTAATAGTAAAGTCATTTCTGACCTCCTTTGTCTTGGTGTATTAGTTAAGGGTACAAAGCCACAAACAACCTTTTTTAAGGTGTCTGCTCGTCGGGTGTCTGCTTCTCGTGGGTTGTTTCGGCTCATTTCTGCCTAGAAAGTACATTGACCACCATTAAACAACAAGGAAATACTGAACATTGTGCAAAGGTTACCATAGCACCCGCCAGGAATTGGCCGAACTGCTGCGGGATCTATTTAAAAAGTGTCGGCCGATCGGCTGGGCAACACCACACCCCACCCGCAGAAATACAAGAGCACCGAGGAGAACGCCCCAGCTGGTGCGGTTGCGGTTGCCTCGCTGGGTTAAGACAAAAAGCAACGAAAAGCATATTTTTTGCTCAACGGATTTCGCCTCTGCGGTTTGCCTAACGTGGGGGGTGCGTCATATATAGTAGACTCCCATAGATTTTACGAGCAATTTTTGGGCATTTTACTGCTACGAGGAAAGCCTTGTTTAGATATAATATTTTTATATTTCTAAGCCTTAGTTTAAGGGTTAGCCTAAGGGTTTGCTTAAGGCTCCCTATATGTATATGTATATGTTAATGTATATGTCTATGTATATTATATAAAACTTTTTTAATTTTTTTTCGTATATTAAAACGTGCAAGTAAAGTGTCGAAACAAAGTTTTTGAAGTTTACGAAGTTTCTGAAGCTGAGGAAAATGGGCTACAATTCACAAAGGATTGGCGCAATGCTTCTAAAAACGATTGGATTGTAACTGCAGACAATAAGGTCATACAAGTCATTGGTCGCAGAGACTACAAAAAAGACAGAAAGAAGAAGGTTTACTTAATTAGAACAGGCTATGGCGAAACTCCTACATACAAACCACAAATATACGCAAGGCAACAGCCTGACTATGAGTGGGATATACGTTATAAAAAGAATTTAGTTAGAAATGTCAAGCCTACTGCACTCCAAAGCGCTTTTATCCAACAACTCGTTGACCACTTTGAGCCTAACGATAAAGGAATGTGGGAAATTCCTGATATTGTGGATGCATATATGTCCGTATATAGCGACAATAACCCTTCAAGCTCTCTACGCAGGGCAATGGCCATACTAAGAAAGGATAGTGTAAAAAACGTTATGTCAAGTTTAATGAAAGATCGTTTAGTAAACATAGGTGTAGACGATGATTACGTTGCATCTAAGTATAAAAGCTTTATAGAAGATATGGATGCGCCTGCTAGTACACGGCTGCAAGCATTAAATCGCGTAAGTGACATCTTAGGTCACGTTAAAAAAGAAGAAACCAATACAGAGCAAACAGTGGTTATGTTATCTGATGGCGATAAAAAATTATTAGCGCAGCATAAAAAAGAGTTGCCTGACAAAGATCTAATTAAAAGTTTACCAGTAAGTTAATAATGGCAAAACAAACTAAGCATTACAAAAAAAATGGTCAAGTGCATAGAGGCGGTGTACATAAAATGCCTAACGGCCATTTACACTCAGGTAAAACACACACAAAATCAAGCAAACGAGTCTTTCATTATGGTGAACTTAATAAAACAGCACAAGCAACCGCTAGGAAAAGCTGGAAAAAATAAGGAATTGTTATGGCAAAACGAGGATTGTACGCAAATATACACGCTAAACGTAAACGCATAAAAGCTGGTTCAGGTGAAAAAATGAGAAAGCCTGGAACTAAAGGTGCGCCTACTGCAAAAGCATTTAGAAAGTCAGCTAAAACAGCTAAAAAAAGACCTACAAAAAGAAAACGCAAGTGAAATAAAAAAAGATGGCGTAGGTAATGCCTAGAAAAGCAAAAGCAATACGAAAAACTACTGGCAAGGGTGGCAATTATCGCCCTACTAAAAAAGGCGCAGGTATGACTAAAAAAGGCGTAAAAGCATATCGTGCAGCTAACCCAGGCTCAAAGCTTAAAACAGCAGTTACGGGTAAGGTTAAAAAAGGTAGTAAGGCTGCTAAAAGAAGAAAGTCGTATTGCGCTCGCTCATTAGGACAATTAAAAAGAAGCTCTGCAAAGACTAGGAACAATCCTAACTCACGCATTAGACAGGCTCGTAAACGCTGGAGATGTTAAATGCCTAAAGAAAGAATATCTATTCAGTTAAAAACTGATATTGAAAATATACAATTAGGATTTATTTGCATAGAAGGTAAAGATTATGAAATACCGCCAGCAATAACTGCGTGTATTATGGATATGTTAAACGAAATTGAAAACTTACAAGATATTATTGATGAATTAAAAAATTCTGATATAGTAGCAAGGTCGTAAATGGCAAAAAATTTAAATGGTAAACAATCTGAAGGTTTTTTTAATAGTGGTCTGTTAAATTTTATTATAGACGAACAAAAAAGAAATCAAATGATGAATCAAAGTGTTGTTGATAGTTTAACTGCAGACAGCACTATGAATGAACAATTTGAAGAAGCTATGAGTTCCGAAGATTGGTTTGATACTAAAACTTTAGACGACCCAAAAACTCAAGTTGAGCAAGAAAAAGAAGTAAAACGTAGCAAATCTATTTTAAAAGCTAGAGATACAGCTTGGGAAGAGCACAAAAAAAAGGAAAAATTAACTTTTAAAGAAGAAGGGATAACTGCAAAAGACGGAACGCTTATAAAGTTTAAAGAAAACGCTGCAAAAAGAGAATGGGCAAAAGAAAATTTTTTTACAAGCGCAACTAATTTTAATTGGAATTTACAAGACATAGAAGAACAGCCTAAATGGTTACAAAAAGAAATCAAAGAAAAAAGTATTTATAAAAGTTATGTAGCAACGCCTAAATACGACAATAAAGGCAGAGAAGTTGGATATAAAAACATAAAAGAATCTCCTGAATTTGTAAGAATGAGCGATGGCTCAATAAAAAAAGTACACACAGGCGCACACGTTTTTGATGGAACTGACGAAGATAAAGTAAAAGCTTGGCAAAACAGAAGTATGTTGTTTAGTAATACTTGGGATGCTAAATCAGAAAGATTTATAAAAACAAATAAAGATAAAGCAAAAGATAAAGAAAGGGAAGAGTTTTCTAAATTTTTGTTTATAGACGTAAATGACAACGAAGCTTGGCGACCATATACAGAAATGAAAGAAGAATTATTTTTTAAACCATACAGACAGATAAAAGATGAATATGTAGATGAATATGTAGCAGCTAGAGAATTTCAAATGGAAGCAGAAAGAGTAAAGCATAAACCTGCTTTTCTTTTTCGTGGCCTTTATTATGAAAACCCAGTTTACAAGCAAGGTAAACAATTTAGAAAAAATGTGTTTGGTTGGTAATGTAAATGGATCAACGTAAAAAAATATTAGAACGAATGTATGTAGACCCTTTTTTCT